CTAAGACCGACAAACGCCTTCCCTTCCAGAAGTTTTCATTCTCGAAGGACGGCAAGACGGTCCGAATCTACATGGGGAATCAACGCACGCCGATTCGACGCTATCGCTGGGTAGGGCCAAGGGGCAACAGGCGTAAAGAGTATTACATTCTTCACGTTGATCGTCACATCTATCAAACCATCCCATTTTCCGAACTCACTTACAGATCAGCTCACCATTCGAAGGATCTCCTTCTTATGTTAAAGCCGAATCCTCTGACTTATCAAGCAACGTTTACCGATTATCCGGAATTTGCCCGTTTTACAGGGTACCGAAAAGGTATTACGCCAGTTGAGAGTTATTTAGTGATAGGTAGTGGTTTAGTTGACGGATCTATGGATCAAGGGCGCTCGCAGTCCGACCTCTCATCTCGGTTACCATTCACGGCAGCGGATTACAACCCGCCGTCGCAAGTCTGGTCCGATTTAAAATACAAAGCCCGTCAGGGCTTGTATGAGAAGGTCGCGTCGCGCTTTCCTGATGTTGGCACAATGGTCGGGGAGTCGAAAGAAACCCTTTCCATGTTACGCAAACTAGCGAATCAAGGTGCTTCACTTGTTTCGGACCTAATCCGTAAGGATAGGAAACGTCTAATGGGTCGGCTTAATATGCCGGTCCAAAAGATATCGTCTGCGTGGCTAACTTATGTCTACGGTATTAAGCCGCTGATAAGTGACCTTGAGTTCCTTCAAGAGTTACCTAATCAATTCGGAATCCGCACATACACCAAAAAGGCTACGTCCGAGGGAAAGATCACCATTCCGTTTCAGAATGGCGGTCTCTCGGCGTGGCGGTCTGACTTCTCGTACAAACTTGAGGTCAGGACTGGTGTGATTATGAGTGCGGACCTTTCAAAGGTCCGAAAGGCTGCTGCAATGAATCTTTTCAACCCGATTGGCGTGGGGTATCAGCTGATACCTTTTTCCTTTATGGTCGATTGGATTTACGATCTCGGAGGTTATCTCAACTCCGAATCGGCTTTGCAGTACGGTTTCCTGTACGGCTGGGAAACGACTACTACCCGTAAGATTTGGCACGATTACCAGAGTATTGGTTTCGCACCCCGCCCCGATTATTGGGTCGAGACGCTTACTCCTCCTCTCTTCTTTAAACGAGAGTGGATAAACGTAGACCGCAAGATTTTTAGCTTAGCTAATTTTCCTGCAATGCCTACGCCCAAGGTGGACCTTTCGTCACTAAATGAGATCAAAGGGCTAAACGCCCTTGCGATTCTCGTCCAACGTCATAAGGCCTTTTCTGGAATGTAACACAACCTACTGGAGGCAACAATGCCTGCTTTCGCCGTACTCCAACTAAAAAATCAAGTTGGAACAGAGACTCCGTTTAACCCCGCGAGTATCAATCCTGCCACGCAAGTGGCGACTTGGCT